GGGCCAAAAACTTACAGCTGGTTCTGATTTTACCAATGGTAATGTAGAAAGCAGTCCAATTCTAGGTGGTACTCTTTCTTTTCCTGGAGATGCTAATATCTGGGTTGTTATGGATGATCCAACTTCTCAGGTTATCAATACAGGTTTAATAGCTGGAACACTGCTTGATGTTAGTAAACAACCAAATAATACAATTAGGTTATTTTCAAACACTTCAAACGTATTTACTAATGTACAAGTTGGTGACTATGCTGTAATTTGGTCCGAAGAATTATCCGTTACAAATCGCGGAGAATTTGTTGTTACAGCTAAAACTAATGATTACTTAGAGTTTAGAGTTACAGCTTTAGAATATGCTCTTGCAACCGTAGAATCTCTTGTTAGTTATAGTGAAGGTATTGTAATTTTACGTTCAGAAAAAGTGCCACAAAAATTCACAGTAACTTCTGGTGTTAAAAATATAAACACTGTTGCTGAAGAAATTGCTAGTCAATTTACTATGGGCAGCGTTCTTGTTGATAACGATGAAATTCTTATTTTTGTTACAAATACTAAAACAGAAAATGGCGGAGTTCATATTGTAACCTTTGACTCTGATGGAAAGAACTTAAACTTTGAAGAAAATGTTAGCGATTTTTCTAGACAATCTCAAATAGCTAGTTATGATTCTCAAAATAGAGAAGGTACTTTTCCATTGTTTATTCATGGAAAAGTTGACTCTGAAAACAACGCTTATCCACCAGCCGCTTATATTGAAACCATTAATATAGATACTGACATAACCTCTCAAGACCCTAACAATTTATTTTCTATATTAAGCCCATATAGTACAATAAATGATGTTCTTGGAGAAGACGAAACTGCTCAAATAAAAACACAAAGCTCTACTACTCTTAATTTTACCAAAAATCCTTTAATTAAGCGTTTAAGAGATGAAGATAGATATGCCATTTTAAGCCCATTGAACTTTGGCCATAACGATGAGATTGTTGCTGTTTTAGACGAAGATGCTTCAAATAAGTCTTTTAAATTGCCAATGTCAAGAACCGCAACAACCAACACTACTTTTCCATTGAGTGCAAATACATTTAATGTATACGACACTGATAATGGCCCAACCGCTTCCATTGAAGATAGTTTTGGCTCTTTGTATGATTTTTCTAATTACAAAGTTTTAATGCAAGCCAAAAACTACCTAGATCCTGATGGTGATGAAAACTCTATATTGTTTAAATCAAATGTATGGGGCAAAGGCGGAGAAAAATACAAAGTAGGCTACACTTATCCTACAGCAGCCAATGCAGACGTATTAAGCACAGTTACTGTTAGAGATGAAGTAGATATTAAAATTTCTCTCAAGTCTGGCAATTCAATTACAACTGCTATAGATGGAACAACTGAATGGAACGTTTCTATTACACCAAATACTCCTGTTGCTGGAGTCGATCAGGTAACCTATACCCATAGTGGTACAGGTACGGCCCCTGGATTAGGCTCTTTAGCTGGTGGAGAATATGTAAACATCAGATCTAATTCTGGTTTTAATCCCAATAATATTGGTGTTTTTAAAGTTTCAGATGAAATTGGTTTCTTGCCAACAGCAACGTCTTTTACGGTAACAAGACCAAACGGTGCTGCTGTTGCTGAAAACGATATTCCTACTCTTGTTGCAGCTTCTATGAGCTTTTATCAATCTGACGTAACAACTGCTTTAGAAATCAAAGATTATATTGACGCAAATCTTTCGGATTATATCACAGCTACTTTGCTTGATGATAATGGAAATAGCGGAACTGGAACCATAACTAAAAGCACTTATGAAGAAACAAACTTTACAAACTCAGAAGTTTATCTTTTAGACGGTGTTAACTGGATTTTATCTAATGATCTTTCCTCTTCTCCACAGTTTACTTTTAAGAAAAATCTTCAACTAGTTAGCGGTGGTGGATACAATTTCAATGATGGTGAAGTTTTAAAACTTGTACCTACAACTTTTTCTCAACTTGCAGAATTTTTAAACACACTATCTGTTACTGGCTATTCTACTCTAGGAAGCATTTCTTTAACAAACAGAGATAATGCTCTTGAGTTGGGCACTCAAATTTTAGGCTCATCAGGTGCTGTTCAAATTATTGGTGGATCAGGAAATAAAGTTACCACACCTGTAATAAATCAATCAATAGAAATTGACAATAGTTATATGAAAACAAGTGTTGGTTCAGCTGCTGTAGCTGGCATAAACTCTGATAGTTGGGTTAAGCTTGAAGCATCAGATAGTCAAAATAAAATTACAAACTTTTCAAACGTAAATAGAGTAACAATTAGACCAAACGTTCCTACAACAAACAAAACAACTCTAGAAATTACAAATTCTCAGGACGACGAGAGACATTTTGGCGTACCAAGAAGATTCGTCAGAGAAAGAGGAAGAACTTTTAAAGTAGAATTTCAAGGAAATCTAGTTTGTATCAGCCATGATGGAATAGGCACGAGCCCTTTCTTTACTAAAGAAGTAGAGTTGAATGACACTGCTGGTGGGACTATTTCTGTAAAAAGAGAAACCAACAGTTCTTTGGCTACTTACGTTTTAGAAAGTGGAAATGGTACCTTTAAAGCTTTAGAAAACGGAGATACATTAACTGTCACTGGGCTTGCTAATTCCGAAAATAATGGCACTTTTAAGGTTATATTTTCTTCTAGCAATGGCAAAACTGTTACCGTAAGAAATCCAAATGCTATTAATAGTTTGCCAAATGTTACTATTACAATAACAAATAATGTAAATATTGGATTGGATACTTTTAACGTTAATGGTACAAATTTAGTTGAAGGTACAGATTTTAATGCTGGAGCTACAGATGAAATTACGGCCCAAAATTTAGCTGCTGCTATAGCAGTTATTGTTGGAGTTACTGCTGTTGCTGATGGAAATGTAATTACTGTTACTTCTGATGATCAGGGTGTTAATATTCCAATTTCCTATACAGATAGTGGTAGTGGCATAGCTGCTACTGTAAGTGATTCTCAATTAACTGGAGAAACTTTTGTTGATGCTAATCTTACAGGCAACGCAAAAGTAAGAGAAGGTGACACAGTAGTTGTTGGATCCCCATTTAGCATTTTAAACCAAGGAAGACATCGCGTTATTAGGACATACGGCGATTCTTTTTATATAGAAAATTCAAAAGCTGTAGAAGAAATTGTAACAATTGCTGACAATTTAATTTCTTTCGGCGGCAATGGTACAACTGAGTATGATGTTGTAAATTCCAACGGACACATGAGAATCCAGTGGAATGGAAATGGAACAGAGCCAGATTTTGGAACATTGTCAATGGGCGATATCTTGTATATTGGTACAGATTTTAACGCAGCTAACCAAGGTGATTTTTCTATTTTAAAATCAAGATCTGCTCAGGCTCAAATTACTAGAATAACAACTGTAGCTGCCACTGAAATGACTACTGGTGATTATTTCCTTATGAATGCTGCTGGTGATGCCCCAGAATATTATTTTTGGTATAATATAAATGGCAATGGCGGTGATCCTGCTATTGTTGGAAAAACTGGAGTTGAAATTGCTTTAACAGCGGTTGACTCAGCAGAAGACGTTGCAACAAAAACAAACAATGCTGTAGATGCCCTTGTAACCTTTATTTCGGGTGTTCAATCTAATATTGTTACAGCCACGACAGTAGGTAAAAACTTTACCACAGCAGCTTCAGATGGTAATATTGGTGGAAACTTTCAAATCGAAACCCTTAGACTGGGCAATGTAACTTATATTGATTTAATGAATCCAGGTTTTGCAACAGAGTCAGCAATTACTATTTCTGATATTTTTGAGGCCCATTCACCTGCTATGAAGTTTTATGAATATGAGGCTACTGTTGCTAACGATATCCTAAATATATCTTCGGATTATTTTGGAGAATTAAACATTGGCACTTGGACAATAGAAAAAGTCGTTGACAGAAATACTGTTGTTTTAACAGGCAACATGGTTACTTTAGAGGAAACGCCTATACTTGACAATGAAGAGGCTATTTTTGTAGAAGAAGGGGTTAAGTATACTGGATATAAATACATCCACACAATGGGTATAGATCCAGGAAATGATTCTTTAATGAATTTAATTTTTAATTCTCAAGATCAAGTTGAAAAAATTAATAATGTTGGGGTTGTTTTTATTAATACTATAAACAAATTAAACTTTATCACTTCCATAAAAAATGGTCTTGATAGTTACAGATATGACACTGGTCTCCTTGCTGAAACAAATAGAATTGTATACGGCGATCCTAGAGATAACATAACTTATCCTGGAGTTTCTGCTGCTGGTGCTGAGATTTTTATCAAACCCCCTCTTGTTAAAAAGATACAAGTTTCAGTGGATATCAGAGTTAAGACTGGTATTCCATTTAGTTCTATAGCTGAACAGGCCAGAAATGCAATATCTGCTCTTGTTAACTCTAATGATATTGGTCAACCTATAGCTATTTCTGATATAGTCGGAGTAGTAAGGACCATTCCTGGAGTTCTTTCTGTTGCAATAAGCAGTCCACAATATGATGCTAACAATGATGTGATTTCTGTTCAGCCTTCAGAGAAAACTTTAATATTAGATGATACTAATGACATTATAGTTTCGGAAATAGATTAATGGCTACTAGGCAAGAAGAAATAAATAACGAATATAAAAGGCTCAGGAAATATTTAAACCCTTCTATAAAGGGTCCTGAAGTTGATGCTATTCTATATGCTCTTGCTACTATGAGTCGAGGTCTTGTACATAACGTAGAAGCTGTTCATGATCAACTTTATATTGTTTCTGCTGTTGGAAAATATCTAGATCAACGCCTTGCGGATTATGGAATTATTCGCCCAGCATCGGTTGGTCTTTCAGATGAAATTTTCAAAGAAATTGGAATTGAAATAATAAACAGAAAACAAGTAAGAGATCTTATACATTTGTTACTAAGAACAATGTATGGAGAAGAGTTTACTAATGCTTCTATTCAAGCCAACACCTTTGAACCTTATGCACTTCAAGACGGTGATGATCTTATACTTTCTGTTGACGATGGTGACCCTATTATTATTAAATTTACTTCTGATCAATTTTCTAATATAGGCGCAGCAACAGCCCAAGAAGTAGCCGATGCTATAACTAAGGGAATAAGAAAACTTGACTTAACAGGAAGTGGAGTTGCCAAAGACGATGGGCTTGGTGGCTATGTTACTTTATTCTCAGACACTTCTGGGCCAAGCTCTACTATTAAAGTTTTAGGTGGTAGATCACAAAATGAATTTAAGTTTGATGCTATTAGACCAACAAGTGGAGACGCCTCTACTCAGTGGACCATAGAACAGCAGCCAGGTGGAACAACCAGAGCTACATGGACAGGCGGCGCTGATCCCAATATTGGAAAAGTAAAGGTCGGCGACTATACAAATATTTTTGGAAGTGCCTTTGATGACAATAACAAAGGTACTTTTAATGTTCTTGCTGTTAAAGGTGGAACAGTTGGAAATGCTTATGTAGAATACGACAATCCTCTTGGCTTAAATGAAACTCAACTTCAAGGTTCTGCTGATGGCTTTTTGTTTTTCAATCCTGAAAGAAAAACATTAAATAGTAAACTTAGATTTGCTGCTGCTTATCAGACAGAATCTAGAGTGTTAGAAATTTTCATGCCAGCAGTTACAAAAGTTGTTAGACGTGATAGACAAGGTGCTGCCCATTTACATGATCCAGAAGATCCAAACTACGTACCTAATGATGGAACTTTTCCAGGTCCTTATATTTTTGATTTAAGCAAGCCCTATGTAATAGGTGATGTTGCAACAGATAATAATGATGAATTAAATAGTGGCTCAAACAATGTTATACAAGTTACAGATTCTTCAAATTTTCCTGATGAACAGGGCACTTTAGTTTTTGGTTTTGGAACAAGCCACGAAGAAGGGCCAGTACCCTACATTGCTAGGCCTTCAAATAATTCTTTAATGATTAGCCCTGCTTATAAATTTAAAAAAGTTCACCCAGCTGGGACTGATATTTCGCTTATTATACAAAACTCTCCCTATATACCAGATAAAGATGGCACTGACTATCCTTTTTATCTAACCGATAGTATATCTGGAAGACTTTACGCAGAAGATTTAATAAAAACTGTAGCGGCAACTGGTATCAGACTTGTGATCACTATACTTTATCCTTCGGACGTAGGCTTGGGAAAGTATGGAACACCATATTCAGAAAAAGTAGAAGTTTGGGGAGACGACGGCTGGAGCAAGGTATTTCAAATAAACGAGGACGAAGAGTAAATGCTTGTTTATAAAATAACAAATATAATTAACAACAAAATATATGTAGGCCAAACTACTATAGATTTACAAAAAAGATGGAAACAACATTTTTATAAAAGAAAAAATGGAACCAAAATAGCAAATGCTATAAACAAATATGGGCGTGAAAATTTTAAAATAGAAATTATAGAAACCTGTAAAAGCTTGCAAGAGCTAAATAAGCAAGAAGAATATTGGATACACAAATTAAGAGCAGCAGAAACTGGATATAATATATTAAAGGGTGGATTAAATAGAAAAC